ATGCACGGCTATTCGATGACTGGCGCGTTTAAGGGGTCTCTGCGCCGTAACATCCGGGGTGTTGTGTAGCCCGAATAACTGTAGTAGACTATCGCATCCGCTCCTGCGTTGTCTCCTTTCCGACGCAGTTGAGCCGTAAGGCGGGGCCTCGCTCACCCAGCTTTACGACCGAACGGGGGTCGGTGCTTTCTCCACGCCGGCCCCCGTTCCCAAACCCGTATTTCCAAATAGAATAAAACAGTGTATAACCCTAGCCCAAGTGGGCTGAGGGGCTTGCATGGACGATCAGTGCCCGAAGAAGCTGCGTAAGTTTCGTGCAAACTTGTGGGTGCGGTACCGCATTCGTTTTGAGCGATTCATGGAAATACTAGAGTCGCAAGACCATAAGTGCGCCATATGCAGCCGAGACCTTAAAATCGGTTCACCTGATAAACGCAATCCCGCCAAGCCCGTTGTAGATCATTGCCACGATAGTCTCAACGTACGTGGCATCTTGTGCCATGACTGTAACTTGCTTATTGGTTTCGCCAAGAACGACACCGATGTGTTACATCGCGCAATAGTTTACCTTGCCCAGCGATCCGTGCTATAGCTCCCCAATCGTATCGGAGTTTCTTTATGAAAAAGCCTTCCAAGATGGACAAGAAAGTCGGCAAAGTCATGGGCGAGTTCAAAGCCGGTACTCTGCATAGCGGCAAGGGCGGCCCTGTTGTTAAGAGCCGCAAGCAGGCTGTAGCCATCGCCATGTCGGAAGGCCGCAAGGCCGCGAAGAAGAAGTAGTGCTATGAAGAACAAGCCTGTTTGGGAAAAGAAGAACCCAGCGAAGAAGTCAACGCCGCTTACCGCCAAGCAGAAGGCGTCGGCGAAGGCTATGGCCAAGTCGGCCGGGCGCCCGTACCCGAACCTAGTCGATAATATGCGGGCGGCGAAGAAGAAGTGAAGAAAGACAGTCGCCTTACTCGCGCTGGCGTCTCCGGCTACAACAAGCCGAAGAAGACGCCGAGCCACCCGACGAAGAGCCATGTCGTCGTGGCCAAAGAAGGCGACCAGGTTAAGACGATCCGCTTCGGCCAGCAGGGCGTGAGCGGGTCTCCCGACGGATCGAAGCGCAACGCCGCATTCAAGGCGCGTCACGCACAAAACATTGCCAAAGGCAAGATGTCAGCGGCTTACTGGGCCAACAAAGTTAAGTGGTAAGGAACAGCCGCATGGCATACCGTAAAAACTCCAAGCCGACAGAAAATGAAATGATGCTGGATAGCGGCGTGAGTATTTCTGTCGAAACAGAAGACGGCATGGAAGTTGAGATCGAGGCGCCGGAAGAAGAAACGGCCGTAACAGAAGACGAACTTCACGGTATTGTTTCCGGCGAGATCGACGACGCCCAGTCATATATTGACGACGTTATTAGCCCCGAGCGGGCCATGGCCGGTCAATACTATAAGGGCGAACCGTTCGGTAACGAAGAAGAAGGCCGCAGCCAGGTCGTCTCGATGGACGTGCGCGACACCGTGCAGGCCATCATGCCGTCGATCATGCGCGTATTCTTTGGTTCGAGCAACGTTGTCGAGTTCGCGCCGAATGGCCCGGAAGATATTCAGAACGCCGAGCAGGCGACGGATTACGTCAACTACTGCCTGACCCGCGATAACAACCTGTTCATGGTTTGCTACGAGACGTTCAAGGACGCGCTCGTCCGCAAGAACGGTATCGCTAAGGTCTGGTGGAACGAAGACGAAGACGTGCAGACCTACAACTTCGAAGGTCTGAGCCAAGAAGCCTACACCGTTCTCGCGGCCGATCCCGATGTCGAGATCGTCGAAGTCGAGATGGAAACCGGCGAGATGGCCATGATGGGGCCGGATGGCGTCGAGATCATGGCGCCGAAGCCGACCGAGTATTCCTGCACGATCCGTCGCAAGACCAAGAAGGGCCGGCTTTGCGTTGCCGCCGTGCCGCCTGAAGAGTTCCTTATCGACCGCCGCGCCCGTAACATCGAAGACGCGGAGTTTGTCGCGCATCGCCGTTATGTGACCGTATCCGATCTTGTGAAGATGGGGTACGAGATGGACGAGATCGAGAACCTTGGCTACGAAACACAGGACGACTTCGAAGGCAACCAGGAGACCTTCGACCGGAATCCGAACGCAACGATTCTTGGCGCGGGTCGCACGGACGTTGCAAGCCGCAAAGTCCTCTATATCGAAGCGTATGTCCGAGTAGACATGGACGGCGACGGCATTGCCGAACTGCGCCGCGTCTGCGTCGGCGGGACCGCTTACAAAATCCTGCACAACGAACGCTGCGACCTGATCCCGTTCGTGTCGTTCTGTCCGGACCCTGAGCCGCACACCTTCTTCGGCCTGTCGATTGCCGATGTCGTCATGGACATCCAGCTTATCAAGTCGAACATCCTGCGCAATATGCTCGACAGCCTGGCGCAGTCGATCCACCCGCGCACAGCCGTCGTTGAGGGTCAGGTTAACCTCGAAGACGTGATGAACACCGAAGTCGGTGGTATCATCCGTATGCGCGCACCGGGCATGGTGCAGCCGTTCAACCAGCCGTTCGTCGGCCAGGCCGCGTTCCCTATGCTAGCCTACATGGACGAACTGCGCGAGAACCGTACTGGCATCAGCAAGGCCGCGGCTGGTCTGGACGCGAACGCGCTTCAGTCCTCGACCCGCGCCGCCGTCGCCGCGACGATCACCGCCGCGCAGCAGCACATCGAACTGATCTGCCGTATCTTCGCTGAGACCGGCATGAAGGTGCTGTTCGACAAGGCGCTGAAGCTCATCACCATGTATCAGGATGCACCGCGCATGGTGCGTCTGCGCAACCAGTTCGTGCCGATTGACCCGCGCGTCTGGAACGCAAACATGGACGTTGTGGTCAACGTGGCGTTGGGTTCGGGCACGACCGAAGAGAAGATGAACTTCCTCGGCCAGATTGCGGCCAAGCAGGAAATGCTGATTCAGCAGGGCGGTGTCGAGAACAACCCGATGGTTGACCTGTCGCAATATCGCAACACCTTGGCTCAGATGCTGGCGATGGCCGGCTTCAAGGACGCTGGTCAGTTCTTCAAGGACCCGGCTAACCAGCCGCCCCCGCCGCCTCCGGCTCCGCCCCCGCCGTCGCCTGAGCAGATTTTGGCACAGGTCCAGGTGCAGGCCATTCAGGCCGACATCCAGAAGAAGGCCGCGGAACTCGAACTTCAGCGCGAAGAAATGATGCGCAAGGACGACCGCGAGCGCGATAAGCTCGACGCCGACGTGATGCTCAAGGCCGCAGAGATCGAAGCCAAGTACGGCGCACAGGTCAACACGGCCCAGATCGAAGCGATGGTGCAGCGTGACCGCGAAGTATCACGCCAGCAGGCCGAGACGCAGCGCGCCGTCGCCACCGCCGCGGTCCAAGCCGCACAGGCGGCACAGGCCGCTCAGCCGGCCCCAGCACCCGAACAGCCCATGATGCCGCCTGAAGGGATGATGTAATGCCAGAAGACTACGGCCTCCTCCCCGAAGAAGCTGGTCTGCTCCAGGCGCTGCTGGCTGGCGAGCAGGGTCTTCCCACTATGCAGCCGGTGACTGCCGTCCCCGCCGAGGGCGAACAGTCCCTGCCGACCGCCCAGCCGGTGCAGGCGGTCCCCGCCGATGGTATCGACTACGTTGACCTTAGCAAGATCAACCTCGCCGGCCTAAACCCGCTGGCCGACGTTGGCCCGGCTTACGATCCGAACATGGTTTACCGGTTCGACACCGGCAACAAGATCGGCGTTCCGAACGCCCAAGGCGGTGTTGACTATCAGAACGCAGCGCCGGTCGTGTTCCAGCCGGGGCAGCAGTACGTATTGACGGACGGGTCAGGCAAGAACGTCATCGCCCGTGCCAGCACTCCGGAAGAGATGCAGAAACTGGTCGATCTGTCGGGCAGCAACAAAGACTGGAACCTGTACCGAGCCGACGAACAGGGCAATTACACTCCGGGTTCGCAGCTTTTTAACCGCTCCAACGCGGGCAGCTTTGGCAGCATGCTCCTGCCGATGCTGGGCATTGCCGGCGCGGGTTTCGGCCTTAGCGCGCTGGGCTTGGGTGCTGGCGCTGGCGCTGGTGCCGGTGCGGGCACAGCCGCAGGCGCTGGAACCGCAGCCGGCACGGCCGCAGGAACCGCGGCGGGCACCACCGCTGCTCTCGGCGGGACTGCTGCTGCGGCTCCAACCCTAGCGGCCGCGGCCCCGGCCTTTGGTGGCATCACCGTCGTCGGCGCCCCAACCGCGGGTATTGGTGCGGCACTCGCCCCCACACTCGCCGCTACCGGGACCCTCGGCGCAGCACTCGCCGCCGCGCAGCCAAGCCCCGTTAACTACGGCGATCAGGTCTACGACCAGCCGACGCAGGACATTGTCGTAGAAGGCGCCAAGCCGATCTCGCCAGTTACGCCGGCCCCGCCGCTGACTATCGACGAGATTATGACGCTCCCCGCCGCCACCACTCTGGCGCCGAACACGTCGAATATCACCGAGCCTTCGACGCTCAAGCCGGGCGAGAGCAGTCTGCTCAACGACATCATGAAGTACTATTCGCTTGGCAGCGGCGTGCTGGACGCGCTTGGCGTTGGCCAGGGCGGCGGTACGACTACGGCAACGCCGTACACCTCGACCCTCGGCGTCCTGCCGACGTTTGGTCGCGGCACGTTCACGCCGTATCAGGGCGACTACGAGCAGTACGGCTTCGGTCCTGAATTTAATTTCTTCGGCGGTGCGCAGACTAATGGATAAGCAAAAAGTAATTGACCGCGGCCACCACGCCAAGCGTCTACTAGAAGATGAGTTGCTCGCCGACTGTTTCGCTCGTATTGAGAAAGACATATTCGACGAATGGAAAGATACTTCAGTGCATAATTACGATGAGCGCACTGATCTGTTTCTTACGCTCAAATGTCTTGAGCGTTTGAAAGCTCGACTTCGGGCAATCCTCGATGACGGTAACATTGCATCGAGGAGTTAACATCGCAGCCAAAAGGTGATATATGGCCACTGAGGACGGCAACCCCGATACCGGGATCGGACTTCACGAAGCAACTCTTGCCATCAGTAAACTTCTCGGCCCTGAAGAGGACAACCAAGAGACTGAGGCGCTAGACCCGGAAACGGGTGATGAGACGGAAGTAGAAGAGTACGAAGAAGTCGAAGCCGACGGGCAGACTGAAGACGAACTCGAAACTGAAGACTCAGAACTGCAAGACGAAGATAGCAACGAAGAAGCTACGCAGGAACTTTCGGAAGACCTGACCATCAAGGTTAAAGTTGATGGTGAGGAAGTGGAAGTCACCCTGGCCGAACTTCGGAACGGTTATTCGAGGACGGCAGATTACACGCGGAAAGCAACCGCCTTGGCCAACGAGCGTAAGACGCTTCAGGCCGAAGTGGAATCGATCCGCAACGAACGCGCTCAATACGAGCAGCTTCTGCCCGCGCTGCGTATGCAGCTTGAGCAGGCCGCTGCTGCGGAGCCTGATTGGGACAATCTCTATGAAGAGGACCCCATTGAGGCAGCGCGGTTGGAACGTCATTGGCGCAAGTCCCGCGAGGAACAAACGCAGAAGCTCAAGGCCATCGAGGCCGAGCAGCAGCGTCTCCAGCAGGAAAACGCCAAGGAACAGCAGCGTGCTATGGCAGCGTTTATCGAGGCCGAACGTGCTAAGTTGCCTGAAGTGATCCCTGAGTGGAAGAACCAGGAAACTCTAGTTCGGGAAGTCAACGATCTTCGCAACTGGGCTGTGTCGCAAGGCTTGTCGGAACAGGAAGTCAATTCCCTCCAGCAAGCATCACACATCGCCATTCTGCGTAAAGCCATGCTGTTTGATAAGGGTTCGAAGACTGTGGCCGAATCAAAGGCGCCCACAACTAAGAAAGTGGCGCGTATTGTGAAGCCCGGCTCTAAGGGTACTCAAGTCTCGACGGGTTCAACCGAAGTAAAGAGAGCGTCACAGCGCCTTGCGCGTTCTGGCCGTATTTCAGATGCGGCTGCGCTTTTGGACAAACTCATCTAAGAGGAATTTACTAATGGCAATTGTTACCAACACTTTCACCCGCTATTCGGCTATCGGTATCCGTGAAGACCTGTCGAATGTGATCTACAACATCTCGCCGGAAGAAACCCCGTTCATCTCGAACATCGGCCGCGAGAACGTTAAGAACACCTACTTCGAATGGCAGACCGACAGCCTGGCCGCTGCTTCGGCTTCGAACGCTGCGCTGGAAGGCGACGACGTTTCGTCGTTCACCGCCGTGAACCCGACCAGCCGCGTCGGCAACTACACCCAGATTTCGACCAAGAACGTCGTGATCTCGGGTACGCTGGAAGCTCTGGACAAGGCCGGCCGTCGTTCGGAACTGACCTATCAGCTTGCCAAGCTGGGTTCGGAACTGAAGCGCGACATGGAAAGCGCCCTGCTTGCCAACCAG